GTGCATCATACACTAAACTCTTTAATTTACTAGGTGCTATTAAAGTATCAACTGATCCTAAGAATTCACATTCAAACTCAATCTTAAATTGCTGCTCTGATGTGTTAGCAATTGTTTGTTCTCTCCATATTTCATCTCTACCAGGAACTTGAGACCAGTGAACATCAGTGGGAACATATTCATTCTTTCCTTTCTCTGCATCATGCCACATCCTATAGAAGTGGTTCATTCCATGAGGAGTAGAAACTATGATGACTTTGGTGTTTTGGCCAGAAGTAATAGTAGGATATACAGAGGCAAAGAACGAGTCAGCAATATGATTAGGAACAAAGGCGAACTCATCCAGAAAAAGAATGTTGAAAGACATACCTCTAACTGCAGAGGCAGAGGTAGATGCTGCCAAGATTTTTGATCCATTTTCTAACTCCAGTGATCCTCTATTCCAAGATAATATACCTTGCTGCATCCATTTAGGTAAGTTTTCATATGCAGTTTGCAATCTACCTAATAATTCTCTTGCAGTTGCAGCTTTGTTTGCAAGAATACCTACATTTACACTATCATTAAAAACAACATAATGCAACAGATATGATATAACAGTTGTAGATTTACCTGTCTGTCTAGGCATTTTACAAATGTTAAATCTATTATCATGAAAATTATTAATTAACTTCTCTTGAAAATCATATGGTGTAAAAGATTTAAGACCCTCATCAAGAGTCACAATCTTTACATAATTCATAGAAAAGTAAACAGGATCACTTTTACATTTTAAATACTCAGCTACATTTTCTTTTGTAAACTCAATTTGAGTATTTGCTTTTTTTAAATTAGGATTACCAAGATAGATTTCACTCATAATAATTTAGATCAGCAATTCCAACGTCTAAGTGCTTTATTTATTCTTGAATCTGGATCTCTTGCAGTCTTAGCAGATGTAAGTCTTTTCTTCATTCCTTTCATTCTTCTGCAGAATGATAATCTTCTTTTTGCAGACTTAGATCCTTTCTTAAGTTTTGATGGTTTAGTTGTAACTGCAGTTTTCAATTTAGAACCAGGATTCTCTCTTCTATATGCATTAACTGCTTTCTGACTCAATCCATCTGTTTTATCTTTGCGATTAACTTTCTGCCAATCTTCCTTCATATCATCTGTTCCAACATGAATATATGAATCAGTTGAATCAAATGATGTTACTTGAAATCTCTTTAGAACTGAACCAGGATATATTTTATCCAATGCATTTTGAACTTCTGCCTTTTGTGGTTTAGATACTTTAGGAAAGAACATTTTTATTGCATACATCTTTCCTCTCCAGTTGAAGATTAGATCATATACATTTCCATATTGAGTTGGTATTCTTGCTGCTTCATCTATTTCAAAACTTTCTTTAGTATCAGTTTTTGTTGTATCAGTATCTTGTGCATCTGTTTTTTCTAAAGTTTGTTTTCTTTTCTTTGCTAATTGTACATTCAATCTGGCCATCTTTTTGGATATCATCAATTCTTGAGGAGACATCATGACACCTGCTTCACTTATATTATCCCAAGTTCCTCCTTTCTGTTTGTACCATTTACATGACCAATCATGTGCTTCATGTGAATAGAAACTAAACTTTTCTTCTGCTAATTTCTTTGCTCTATCCCATAGTTTAGGATTATTAAAAGTATTATCCTCTTCAAAAGTTTTTAATTCTTTTGCTACTTCTGCTCTTTCTATAACTCTTTGAACTATTGGACTCTGATATGATTCAGACTTAGTTCCTGACTGATCTCCACTAGGATGAGATTTATAATCTTTCTTCTTAGCAAATGTTTTTACCATTGTAGGTTTTGCTGCTCCAGACTTTTGCTGTTGACCTGGATCTTGTTCTCTTTTTCTTCTGACTGCTGCTGCTATTTTTGCTTTCCCTTTCTTACCTTGTCTTTTTAAACTTGCAAGTCTTGAAGATGAGAAACACTTAGGAGTTTTAGTTTCTCCTTTTTCATTAGCACAGGGAGATCCATCAGATTGAACCCAACCTGGTTTACCACCTTTTGATTTAGATTTTCCAAACCAATCTCTTAAAGATTCGTTCACTTGATTACTAGTATCCATGTTCTTATTTAGGAATTCATTACAGTTCTAAAAATTTTAAAAACTGTAGAATCACTTGAAGTAGGTGCTGCTTTTAATCTTACATTACCACTATCTATATCTGCATCAAAAGTAGCAAGACTTTCATTTGTTATAACTGTTCCATACTCACTAATATAAACAGCACTATTAGCATGAACTAAATTAATAGATGTTGTATGGTAATCATCACCCCTTCTAACTTGAACTTGATATGATGCTGATTGATATGTTGAAGAAGAAAAACTATCTATCATAGCTGATGCAGTAGAAGTTTTAGTAGCAGTAGCACCCTCAAGTCTAACAATATTACTAGTTCCTAAATCTAATCCACTTCTAGCAGTAATCAATCCAACAGAATCAATACTAGTCACATCCTCATAAGTTAAAGTTCCTCCAATTGATACATCTCCAGTGAATGTAGCATTTGCAGCACTTACATCTCCACTAAATGTACCAGTAGTTCCATCTACATTTCCAGTCAAAGGTCCTACAAATGCAGTAGCAGTTGCAATACCAGTAACTAAAACACCACTACTGTTTGTGTCAAATTTAGCAGCATTAACTTCTCCAGTTAAATTACCAGTTATATCACCAGTTACATCTCCAATAAAACTACTAGCAGTAATAATTCCACTAGTATTAACAGAAGAATTACTTTCTAATGTAGTTGCAGTATCAGCATTTCCAGTGACATCACCTGTAATATTTCCAATAACATTTCCAGTTAAAGGTCCTACAAATTGACCAGCAGTTATAATACCAGTTGTATTAACACTATCCTCTGTTCCTACTCCAGATGAAGTTGCACCTATAAACTTCTTAGTTGATGCTTGATATTGAAGAACTTTACCATTAACTAATGCAGTATCTCTGTCTACATCATCTAAGAATTCAAGACGAACTTCTCCTCCACCACCTTGTGTATTAACAATCTGTTTAAGAACATCAAGTTCTTTTCTTAATTTGGCAACCTCAGATTCAGTAGTATTTTCTTTTATTATTTCCTTTCCAGTCTTTTCATTAATAGTATCTAAAATTTTAATTGCATGATCTGCAGTAGTTTCTTCTTTAACCTTTTCAATGACTGGTTCTTCTGGTTTCTTTTCTTTTACTGCTTCTTTTACTACTTTCTTTTTCTTCTTTGGTTTAGTTTCTGAGTATAAAAAGTTTTCAAAAATCTTAGCATCAGCAACTAATTTTTTTCTTTCCTCTTCTTTTTCCTTTTCTTTTTCTTGTAATTCTTTTTTTAATCTAGCAGTTTCTACTGCCATATCTTGAAACATAGTTTCAAAAGATATTTCACCTATTAATTCCTTTTTTTGCTCGTCCTTTTTCTTCTTCTCTTCTTTTATCAGAGAGAAGAAATTATTAAGATTATCAGGATTATTTTTCTCCATACTTTATTTATTTGGAGTCATTCTGCTTCAGAAACTTTTGCAATTCTGCAGTGGAACCTACAAATAATGAATTATTCACAGTTGTTGGACCTTTAGATTCCTTCTCTTCATTTACATCCTTTAGTTTTTTCTGAAGATCCATTAATTTATCAGTGGCATCTGCCACATTTTTAATCAATTGACCTGCAACCTCATATGCTCTAGGCATCTCACTTTCTTGTGCTAGTTCAAGAATACCATTGATTGCTTCTTGACCTTTTTCAATAATTGAGTACAGTTGTCCTCTAGTATATTTGTAATCCTTTTCAATATCTACAGTTGTAGGATTGACCTGATTGGATACTGTTATATCTACTGTTTCATTATCCATAATTTAACCTCAATCTTCTATAGATCCATCAAATCCAAAATCATCACCAAACTCAATAAGTTTGTTGTCTTCTAAAGCATCAGTATAATTGATACCAAGAATTTGTGCACCTTTAACATGATTTTGAACAGTGGTGTTATCTTGTGCTCTCTTAACAGTAAGTTTATTTCCTGTTACAGAGTCAACAAGCATTTCTTCTTGACCAACATAAATGTACTTACCTGCTTCTACCTTTGTTCCATCATCTACTTCTATGATAGTTTCTAGTAGATCTACATTCTCTGCCAATAGAGTTCTAACATCACCAGTATAGTCTTTTGTTGCTCTTGCTACTGTGCTATAAGTAACACTTCTTTCTGGAACTGTACCAGTTCTTGAACCAGCAACATAACCAACTGCAACCTTCTTGATGATATCTCCAGTAACATCTGTAATAGGACCAAATAGAGTTGTTTTAGCAGTAAAACTTAATGTGTATATTAATGCTCTTCTAGTATCAAAATTTCCTTCATAATCATCTTCCATTGTGATATTATCTAAGTTTATAGCAACATCTCTTTTTTCTTTTAAATTACCTAAAAAATTGATTGGAAGTTGGTATGCTGGTTGGAAGTAAGGAAGTATCTGTTCTATGATTTGAAGCATATCATCATTTAACTTAGTCATGATTGATAACTCAAATCTCATATTATATGGAACAGGAAGATAATTTTTCTTCACCTCAGAACCATCAGGAGTTTGATTTATTATTGCTTGTGTTTGAGTTGACTTTCTGGTTGGATCATATTGTAATCCTAAAAACTCAAAAGACATCCTTGGGAGTGTAATAGAAACAGGTTTGTTTAGGTCTGCCTCTTGTTGCATTCTCGCTAAAAACTTCTGTGTTGGACCATATGCTAATGGAACTTTAATTATGGAATTTGACTTTTTAACTTCAATTCCATTAAATAAGGATCCAAATCCAATAATTACAGATCTAAAAACTTCGTTGTAAAAATACTCAAACATTATCTTATACCAATACAGTACTATTTAACGATTTTATTTTAGGGCATTCCAAAAGGATTTGTTTCTGTAAAATCTATAATACTATCAGATTCTGATTGTATTACATCATTTTCAGCAAATCCAGATACTTCATCATCAGTATTAACACTGAATATAGCAAATTTAGCACCAGAGTTTTGTCCTATAATTTGTTCCCCATTATGGAAGTTAGATGATATACCAGATATTTCTAACTTATTAGTTGTGGCATTCCACTCCTTAACTCTTGCTGTTGCACCAGATGTTTGACCTTCAATAATTTCATTAAAGACATATGATCCAGTTCCAATACCAGAACCAGCAGCAGTTGGTGCATCAAATGTTATGGTTGGGATTGCTGTGTAACCTGAACCTGCATTAGTAATATAAGCAGCAGTTACTATACCAGAAGCATTGATTATACCAATACCTCTAGCACTTGTTCCAACACCAACACTTCCAGTAACTGTGAAAGATGGACTGGTTGTGTACCCTGAACCACCACTTACTATTGATACTACACCAATAGATCCAATGGTTGTGATACCAGCTGTGGCAGCGGCACCCACTCCTGTTCCTTCAGGATCCTGAATTGTAACCATAGGTGCTTCAGTGTAACCTGCACCTGCATTTGATAAATTGATTGCAACTATCTTACCATCAGTCAGTCCAGTATCACAGTCAATAAATGTATTAGATATGGATGCAATACCAACAGCAGATGTTCCTCCACTAGGTGCTGATGATATACCAATCAAAGGTTGAGGAGAAGATTTATATCCTGTTCCTACATTTCTTATTGAAATTCTATCCACTGCTCCACTAGCAACATATGTTGCAGTAGCAGTTGCAGTGACTGCTGCTCCTATCAGAGTTAATGTTTGAATATATCCTAGTTGTTCTACTTCATCATCAATTGTATCAACACCAGTATCAATAACCTCATCCTCATATCTGAATAGTTCACATCTTAACTGATAAACATATGTTTTCTTGAGTTGATAGAATGGTTGTTCATGCTCAACATATTTGATTTCAAATAATCTATCACCTAGTGGAAAATAAATTAAATCACCTTCTTTAGGTCTAGTTGATAATTCAATATTAGGAACATCTTTAATTAAAGGTGTAATATAATTTTCATATCTCTCTCTTGAAATTATTAAAGTTAAATCATCTATATTTTGTATTCCAAACTTTGATAGCAAAGTTCCTTGACCACCATACCCCTCATAACTATCAACATATGCTTCAATAGGATAAGCGCTATCAAATTGAGATTCTACAACCTCTCTAATTACAGTATTTTTAGCAATATATCTTCTAGGAATATAATATACTTCAACACCATATATCTTTAACTGTTCATTAATAAGATCTTGAACTAAATTTTGTTCACTAGGAGATCCTTGTAAAAAGTAGGGGTTAAGTGCCATGTCATTATCCTATGAAATCTAAAGGTGGCATCTCATAGGTGCTCAACATTTGTCCTCTAATTTCATCTATTTCTCTTTGACCATCATCATATATTTGTCTACCATTTAATTCAGTTCCACCAGGTAATTTTACACCTTGGAATTTAATTAGATTTGAACCCCATTGTCTTTTAACTAATGCTGATAGATATCTTTTTAAAAATGGATCATTATAGACATTGGTGAAATCATCAGGATTGATTGCAGATGAACAATCTATAATTAAATAATCATCAGTACTTATTTCATTCCAATCTATATCTAAATATAGTCTATTTTGCCTTATATTAAATCTAACTTGTTTTTGAGTATTTAAAAGAAAATTAATAGTTTCTAAACGAGTCAATGCCATTGCATATCCCAATAGTTCAAAATTACCAAAATTATACATGTCATTGAGAGCTAATTGATATTTAAAACTAAACATGTTAGTCATGCTTAATCCTTGAGAACTATCAAATCTGAATATCTTTTCAATACCAATTATATTAGGTGGAAGTTGTAAGTAATTACTGTTTTCATAATAATTAAAACTTGTTGATACACCAACAATAGAAGTGGTAGCAGTTGTTGTAGTGATGCCAGCTTGCCCACCTTGAGCTGGATCTTTTACTTTTCCTCTATCTTTATCTGCTTCAGTTACTTTATATTTTAAAAATACTTTAGTC